CACGAGCGCAAGCACCTTGAGCAGATGCAGCGCGACGGCAAGCTGGTTTACTTGGTCAAGTACAGCTACTGGCTGCTGCGTCATGGGTACTGGAATAACCCCTACGAAATCGAAGCCCGCGCGGCTGAACTCTAACCTACAGCAGAATCCTTATGACCCCTGAAGAACGCAGCCTCTTCATCGCCGATCTGAAGACCGCCCTCACGGTGGACGATCATTGTCTATCCACCGACGAGCAGCAGTGGGTGCGCCTGGCAATCGCCAAGCAGGAGCAAAGCATCCGCCTGCGCCAGGCCATCATTGAAAAAAGCCTGGCCGGCCTGGTGTGGTCGGCCATTGTCGGGGCCGGCGTGATCTTCCTCGACTTCCTCAAGAACCACGGCTTCAAATGACCAAGGACAACGCCATGGACTTCGACGCAGTTTTCTCGACGCTGATCGGCCATGAGGGCGGGTATGTCAACGACAAGCGCGACCCGGGTGGCGAGACGAAATTCGGCATCTCGAAACGGGCCTATCCTGATGTGAATATCGCATCACTGACCATCGAGCAGGCCAAGTTGATCTACAAGCGCGACTACTGGGATCGGGCCCGCTGTGCCGATCTGCCGCCCTCGGTGGCGTTCCAGGTGTTCGACACGGCGGTGAACTCGGGCATCGGCCAGTCCATCCGGTTCCTGCAGCGCGCGGTCGGCGTGGCTGACGACGGCCAGGTCGGGCCGGTGACCATCAATGCCGTGCGGCGCATGGACGCCGAGGCGGTGTCAGCCCGCTTCAATGGGCACCGGCTGCAGTTCATGACGTCGCTTTCAACCTGGGACGTGTTCGGCAAGGGCTGGGCGCGGCGGGTCGCCAAGAACTTGATGGAGGTCTGACATGGAGTGGTCAAAGGTTGGTGAGTGGGTTTCACAGAACGCCGGCACCGGCGCTGCGCTGGTCGGCTCTCTGATCACCGGCAACGTGCCTGGCGCGGTCGCTGCTGGCATTTCGCTGGTGAGTAGTGCCACCGGTACCAACGACCCGGCAAAGGCGCTGCAGGCCCTGCAGAACGACCCGGCCACCGTGGTTCGTCTGCGCGAGCTGGCGGTGCAGGAGGAGGCCGGCATCCGTGAGCACATCCGGGCCATGACTGCAGCGCAGCTGGCCGACGCCCAGGCCGAGCACCATGAGACGCAGGAGACGGTCCGCTCTGGCGACAATGCCGAGGATACTTTTGTGCGTCGCACGCGTCCCGGCCAGAGCTGGGTCAGCCTGATCGCGGCGCTGGTGTATGTGGGCTATGGGGTCGGCACGGATAAAACGATCGACGCCACGATCCTGACCCTGCTGCTGACGCTGCCGTGGGCCTATGCCGGCCTGCGTCAGATCGGCAAAGGGTTTGATTCATTCACGGCCGCCAAGGCTGCTAAATAGGGAGGTCTATGACCACAAAGATTTCTGCCGCCATGGTCGATGCGGACGTTGCCACCCAGGCCGAACTGGACGCGGTGGCGACACTGGTGCAAGTGGTGAGCACACAAACCGGCGCTTTGGCGACCGGCACGACGCTTCTGCCTGCGGACAACTCGATCCCTCAGATCACCGAGGGCAATGAGTACATCACGCAAACGATCACGCCGACGAATGCTGCCAACAAACTGCTGATTTCGGTTTCCCTGTCGATTTCCACGTCGAGCATCGGGCACATTGTGGCGGCTTTGTTTCAAGACAGCACGGTCAATGCCTTGGCTGCGGCGGCCCAATTGCCCCAGGCCGCGACGCAGATGATCCAGCTGAATTTCAGCCACATTATGGTGGCTGGGACGACATCGGCGACGACGTTCAGGGTCCGGGCTGGCGCCAGTGCTGCCGGCACGACAACATTCAACGGCTTTTCCGGTGGCCGAATTCTGGGCGGTGTGGCCGCATCATCGATCACGATCACTGAGCTGAAGGCGTAAGCCGCCGGGTCAGCGATGCAGGTCGCGGGCTCTGAGCTGGGTGTAGCGCATCAGCTGCTTTGGGTCTTTGTGGCCCGTCACCAGCATCATCTCCGGGATGCTGTGTTTGCCGCCCTCGACCAGCCGGCTGATGGCCTCATGGCGTAGGTCGTAGAGGCGCAGGTCTTTGATCTTGAGGTCGGTGCAGGCCCGGGGAAAAATTGTGCTCCAGTTGAGGCCGTTCACCGGGAAGATGAATTCGCCATCCCGCTTCTGGCGCTTGATGATGTCGTAGCTGCCGTGCAGCAGCGGCACGGTCATGTGATTGCCGATTTTGCGGCGCGGGTCTTTGCGGTCGTGGATCACGATGGTCTTGTCGGTGTCGTTTAGGTCGGCCCAGCGCAGGCGCGTGATCTCGGACGGCGGCCGAAAGCAGCACGCCAGAATGAAGTCAAAAATGTCCTGCGTCAGGCAGTCGCTGCGGGCGAACCAGGCGCGCAGGGCGGCCAGCTCGTCAGGTGTTGGGCGCCGGTCACGTTCGCTGCTGCGGTTCAGTGAGCCCATGTACTTCAAAATCTCGCGCGCATCATCGACCACGCTGGGCTGCACAGGCAGGCGCCAGAGCGCCTTGGCGATTTTGAGCACGCCCTTGAGATAGGTCAGGTCGATCGCCGCCGTCACGTCGTGGATTTTGCGATCCTTACGAATGTAATCGACCACGCGCTCGGGCGTCAGGTCAGCGGCGATCTCGTCAGCCAGGTGCTGGCGGATTTTGTTGAGCACGTCGGCCTTGTTTCGCCCAAACGGCTTGATGTCGCCGACCTCATCCGTGTACCGATCGATTAGCTCTCCAACGGTTTCCCTGCTGAGTTGTGGTACGGTCGTCGCTCGGCCGGCGTCGATGTCAGCCTCGACCTGCGTGGCCCACTTCAGCGCAAGCGCCTTGGTGGGGAATGTCTTGGTCTGGACCGGCTGCCCGCGGCGACGAACCTGGGCCCGCCAATTGCCCGAAATCTTGATGAATGATGCCACGCTTGATCCCTTGAAATGTAGCAATTCTGTAGCACTGAGGCATCGAATTGCTACAGGAATCATAGGGCAACGTCGGTAAAAACACAACCAAGAATCACTGGGAAAGCGTTGATATATATGGATAAATCGGTTTATGTCGGCAGCCATCGGTTATCGTGTGCGCCCATGATGGATTGGACATTGACCGTTGATTTCATTGGGAAAAACAGATCTTGTAGCAACGATGTAGCAGTGATTTCTAGGACTGTCGTCCTAATTTACTGGACCCACTGGTCAGCTCCAGGTGTTCGCCCAGCGATACAAAGTGAGGCGCAGCGAGGCCTGAATCCAGTCAATCCAGGCGGCCAGGGTGTCGGCATGCAGGCCCAAAATGAAGGCCAGTCCGGCGCACAGCACGATGGCGCACATGGCGAAGGCCAGCCACGTCATCACCCAGTCCATGGTGGCGTCTACCGGGTCGGTGTCGGGCGCGATCGTGTCGTGCAGAATGCAGTTGGCCGCGCATTCGGCGTCGGGCGCCTGGCAAATGCCCATCACATCGCAGCGGCGGTACATCGGCTTGGCCTTTGCGACCTTGGCCGGGATAATCTGGGTGGTTTTGCGGGCCGGGCAGTTGCGGCCCTGGTTGCAGCCGTCGTTGCAGCAGTATTCGTCGCAGCAATTCATACGGCCTCCTTGATGTTGGTGGATTCGACGACTTTCCCACCGCAGCCGTGGCAAAAGCGGACGTTGTTTTCTTTCCAGCCGCCGTCAATGAATGACCAAAGCTCCCCGCAGGCGCTGCTGTAGGTTCCGGGCATTAAGTCGTCATTTTCCGGCCACCATGCGCAGGTCAGAGGCTTGCGCTGTGCTGCGGGTGGGGTGGTGTAAAGGCTTCCGGGCTGGTTCGGCTCGTTACTGTCGGTGCAATCTAGGCGATGGTCGCTGGCCTTGGGGCATCGTTTGTTGCCGCACGTGGGGCACAGGATCATGCGCGTCGCGCTAAACGGGATGTTGTTGACTAGCCTGTTTTCGTTGCACTTGTGGCACCAGCATTCCTGCTCTGGCTGCTCCAGTGCGGTGCGTAGGGCGGTGATGGCGTTATTGAATTTCATTACATCCCTGTGCGGTGCTAACTCGGCAACCGTGTACTGATTTGTTTCCATTGCCTCCAGCGCCTGCTTCATTACTTCTCTGTTGCTCATGCCACCACCCCGCGGATCCGCAGCAGCAGGCGGGCCTTGCGCCAGGTCCGGCGCACGTCGGTGTTGGCGGCGTCGATGTAGCGAAAGCGGCGGTCGGTGATGGGGCGGCTGGGCAGCGTGACTTTGCAGCCGGCCGGGATAAATTCAGTGTTCATGGTCTGTTCTCCTGAAAATCAAAGGTCGATGATCTCGACGTCGTGGGGCAGTTTCTTGCCTGCCAGGATCTCGCGCAGGCGTCGTTCGGTTTGCCGGTGGCAGCTCACCATGGTGCGGGCCGGCAGCGCATCCAGCACGTCGGCGTAGTCCTCCAGGATGGCGCGCACCGCGTGAATGCCGGGCGCGTCGAGCCGGATGGTGGCGCCTGCGATATGGCGCTTGCCGGCCAGTGCCAGGGCCGTGATGGCGTCCGGCAGCAGGCCGCTGCTGTCCTGGACCTGCCTCATGGTCACCAGGGTTTCCATCAGGTTGACGGCGTCCGAGCAGACACGCCAGTCCTCGGTCGTCGGTGTCTCGGCCGTCTCGATCGCGCGCAGGCCTTGCCACATGCGCGTGAGCTGATGCCTGCGGGTGGCCTGCGGTGTCGGCTGGGTCGGGCTGGCGGCCATCTCATCCCACAGGGTGTAGGTTGGCCTGGGTGCCCGGGAGGCGCGGCGTTTCATGTGCCAAGGCCCCGGCTGGGTAGGCTGTAGGCATCCATGCTGCCGGCCCGGGGCACCTGGGCGGTGTAGTCACCGTCGCCGGTGCGGTACTCTTTGCGTTTCCACAAGTTGTTCTCCGGGGCCTTAACTTCATCTGGCAGCTTCTCACGCTCCACGTAGGCGCCAAGCGTTTGCTTGGTCTTTTTTTGTAGCTCTACGCTGGCCGGCCGGACCATGTGCGTCGGCGTCTTGTTTTCGGTGACGGCTGTCAGCTTGCTCATTGCTGCCCCGCTTTCAAGTAGCTTTCGACGTCGGCGCGGCGGTAGCGCACCGGGCTGCGCTTGCCTTCGCCGAGCTTGATCCAGGGCGGGCCGGTGCGTTTGCCGCGCCAGGCTTCGAGCGTGTCGGTCTTGATCTGGAGCAGGTCGGCGACTTGCTGAGGGGTGAGGAGGTCTTGGGTCATGGTGTTGTCCTAAGGGTGGGCCTACTCGCTGCACTGGTGCGCTCCACCGGGATCCCCCAGCAGCCAGCATCCGCTTTCGGCCCGTTATTCAGATGGGGCTGTCGCTCTCGTCGGGCTGGCCGGCGTCGTGGTGCGGCTCCATGTCGATCACGCCGTCGTCGTCGTGCTGTGGTGGCGGCGGGGCCTGCTCGGCGACCTTTGCCAGACGGCTGGGCCGCTTGCTGGGTGTCGGCTGCTCGGGCTGCTCGGGCTGGGCTGGCTGCTCGGGCGGCAGGAACATCTCGTCGTCGGAGCGCAGCACGTCGTCGAGGTCGGTGCTCATGGGCAGGCGCTTGGCGTGCCGGCGCACCACCGTTTTTTTCGCCATCTCGGCAAAGTCCGACACCCAGGGGCCAGAGTTGCCCGACCGGCTGCGCGCGCGGATCGCGTTCACGTCCTCGACCGACATGACCTCGCGCGACTTCTCGCCGTCTTTCATGCTGACGATCGAGTAGACCGCGATGATCTTGCCGCGGTTGGTCAGCGCCGGCTTGTGGGTGATGTGCTCCTCGTCGCCCAGGCAGAAGTCGAAGGCGTCGTTTTCGTAGACGGCCTGCACCGACCAGGTGCTGATCTCGCCGCTGTTGCGCACCATCTTCATGATGCCAGCGACCATCGGCATGAACTGCGCCAAGTCTTTAAAGGTCACGATGGCGCCTTCGCGGCCGTCCGGCAGCAGGCCCATCTGGCTGGCCTTCATGGCGCTGGAGAACAGCGTGCGGCGGTCGGCATTGAGCAGGGCCGGCGTCATCTGCACGGCGGTCATCATCACGCGGACAAAGCGCTCGGGGCTGACGTGCTTGGGCAGGGCCGCAGCGAACTGCGGGGTCATGGCGGTCAGCTGGGTGCGGACCTGATCGACGGTGGTGAGGGCTGTGGACATGGGTTTCCTTGGTGGCGGGGTGGTGGGGGTGATCAGGCGGTGGCCGGCTCGTAGGTCAGCGCCTGCAGCTTGCTGATGCGTTCCAGGATGGCTTGCTCGGCCAAGTGGGCCTGGGCGCGCGCATCCTGCAGCTGGGCCTGCAGCGCGGTGATCTGGTTCTGGACGATCTCGTCGCTGCTGTGCAGCGTGACGGTGACCTCGGCCGTGCCGATCAGTGGGTAGCCTTGTTTTGCAAAGTACCCATCTTTGTCATCAGACAGCATCGGCTGAGAGCCGCCTTTGGCTATGTCATCGATGGACTGGTATTTGCTTGTGTAAACGAAAGCCTGGTAAGTGAATTTCACAATGTTCCTTTGAGTTGATGAGAATACAGCAACAGTGTACCGCTGTTTACTTGGGTTTGCGCGGATTGATGCGCAAGTTTCTGAAGCCTTTTCTGCCGCCGTAGGTCTTGCCGATCATCTCGGCCGTGATCACCGTGGCTGGGGTCTCGGCCTGCAGGCTGGCGCTGATGGTCCAGCCCTCGAGCAGCACCTTTTCAGCGTCGCCGATCGCCTTGAGCAGCTCGGCCTTGGCGACCTCCTTGTCCTCGGCGGCGGTGGATTCTGCGGCGGCAGCGCGTTTATATTCCGACACCAATGCAGTGATGTTCGCATCAGTACCGACGTCGAGAATCTTGCCGGGCTGGGCGTACTGGTTCAAGCGGATCACCGCCTCGGCGTCGCCTGGCATGATGGCGGCCGGCTCGTCGCCTGCGTCCACCGTGCGCCAGAACGCGGCGACCTTGGCGCGTATGGCTCGGATGACATCCTCGTCGCGCTCGCGCTCGATCACCACGCCGCGGTTGCCGGCGATGAAGGCGCCGATGTAGGCCCGCTTGAACCCGCTGACCGCCATCTGGTGCTGGACCTGCATCTCGATGTGCTCGGGGGCTTCGATGCTGCCGTCGTCGTGCTCGATCCAGCCGTCGCGGAAAGCCAGGTAGTCGACGTTCTTGATCTCCAAGTGCACCGGCTCGCCCAATGAGGTGATGACGAAGTCGAACGAGGAGCCCAGCCGGGCGTCCGGGTCGCGCATGTACTCTTTGAGCGGCTTGATCTCCCAGCCCTGGTCCCTGGCGATGCCGTAGGCGATCGCGGCCTCGAGCCGGTTGCCCCACTGCATGCGCTCGTTGGTCTTGAACTCACGCGCCAGGCCGGAGCGCTTGGCATGCCACAGCTCGAAGTGGGTGGTGTAGGGGCTCATGCCAAACAGCGCGGCCGACTCGGTGCTGGTCACGTCCAGCTTGCGGGCTGCCAGCCAGGCGTCCTCGGTTGTGAAGGGGATAATGTCGGTGGTCATAAAGGGGCGTCCTCGAAATTGGATGGGTTGAATGGCATGGGTGGCATTGGCCGATTGGGCGGCAGCTCGGTGGGAAAGGGCCAGATCATGGCTGCACCGCGGTGGCTTTGGCGATGGCGGCAACCGCTGCGCGATGCAAGCGCGGCGATACATCGCAGTGCAAACCATCACCAATAATGGCTTGGACAACAGCTAGCAGATCAGGCGCGGCGGCGATTAATTGGGCATCTTGTTTATTTTGTGGTATCCAGCATTCCAACTCAGGCTGATGCACCGCCATCAATGATTGAGGGTGAACAGCCCACGGACCCGGCGTATGCTTATTCATAATTAAACTCCGGTGGCTTTGGCGATGGCGGTCTGCACCATGGCCCACGCATGATGCGGGATGCTACCGTCGTCGTTTTCCAGGTTTTGCAGTGCTTCCAGAAGATCAGGCGCTGCTGCCATCAGCCGAAAATCAGCCGCTTCGTTGCCCAGCTTTTGCCCAGCGGCTGGCCGGATTTCGAGTTCGTTACCGCCGCAGCAGACGATGCCGTCCTCGTTCATGGGGTCGGTGTCCAGGAACACAGCCCAGGGGCCTGGCGTGCCGGCCTTCATGCTGCCCTCCAGACAAACAAATCCATGCAGACCACGATGAACGCGGCGACGTAGGTCACCGCCAGGGCAAGGCGTATGGGCGTCATGATCATGATGCCGCTTTCTGCGGTACGGGAGCCGGCGCCGGGGGCGGCGCAAAGGGCCGCAGGGCGGCGGCAAAGATCGGGTGCAAGTCGTTCATGCTTTCTCCAAAAAGGCGCCAAGGGATTCGGCGCGTTGAGAAAGTATCTTTTAATGTTGTGATAACCGCAACAGTTTTATCACGGTGAAAACCCTTAGTTGCGAAATACCAACAATCTCGGGATGAAAAAAAAGTCGGCGCGCTGAACGGCTACGGCGTGATCAGCAGCACCGGCTTGGCCCATTCGACTTCGACGTCGCGCATGGTGCCGACCGGGCTGATCAGGTGCCAGCGGTTGCGGTTCAGGCCGCGCGCCAGCTTGGCGACGGTGATCACGCCGTTCTTGAGCCGGATCACTGACAGGCGCCCGACGGCCTCGGCCTGGACGTTGCCGTCCATCCTGGATGACGTGAACAGCACCCAGCCGTCCATGTGATCAATGTCGGTGCCCGCCGTCCTGCACTGGATTGCGGTCAGGTCGTTGGGAAGATCACCACCCGGGTGTGGGACCGTCATGCCTGTGGGCTCCGGGAGCACCTCGAGCGTGGCGTCCATCGTGCTGCAGATTGGCACCAGCGTGTGCTTGGAGGAGATCCGCACGCCGGCATGTTCCATGACTTCGTCGGCGGGCACGCCGAGCAGGCGCGCGATGGCCGCAGCTTCGGCGATCTTCATTTCGCGCTTGCCGCGCAGGGTGAGGCTGACCGCGGCCGGGTCGAGGCCGAGCTGCCGCGCCAGACCGCGTTGCGACAATTTTTGATCGGCCAGGCGGCCTTTGAACCAGCTTGTGTCGATAGGCATAGGGATCCTTTGGTTCTCATAAGGTTATCACCGCCTTCTACAGGAGAATTGTGATTTCGCAAACAGTGTTTCGAATCTCGTACAATTGAGATAATCTCACCACATGGGTACGTTATGACACCAGCCGACATCGTTATTTCTCGCTTTGAGGGCGTCCGGCCATTGGCCCGACTGCTTGGAAAGGATCCGAGCACGATCCACCGCTGGCGCATGCCGGCAGCAAAAGGCGGTTTGGATGGGCGGGTGCCATCGGCGGCGCAGGTCAGGCTGTTGGGCCTGGCGAGGGAGCGGGGTCTTGCCCTCACGGCTGACGAACTCATCAGCGGAACGCCAGAAAATACGGCTGCCTAAAAAAGAGTCAACATGCCAAAAAGTGAAAACGACAAGGCCGTGTCTCTGTCCACAATTTATCTCTCCGGCCCCATGACGGGCGTGCCGGCGTTCAACCACCCAGCGTTTCATGCCGAGGCTGCCCGGCTGCGCGCGCTGGGGCACCAGGTGTTCAACCCGGCCGAGAACGGTCTGCCGGCCAGCGCGGCCTGGGCCGACCACATGCGCGCCGACCTGCGGGCGCTGCTCGACTGTGACCACATCCACCTGCTGCCCGGCTGGGCGCACTCGACGGGCGCCAGGTTGGAGCTGCAGGTCGCACTGGCGCTGGGGTTTGAGTACACGCTGGCCGGGCTATGAGCGATTTGCAACTGATCCGCCTGATCAGCGCTGCCCGCTTCGAGCTGCCGGCTGTCATCGCTAAGCGGGCCGGCCGGCGCTCCATCAATGCGCAGCTGGGCCGGCTGAATCGGGCCGGCGCGGTCGAGCGGGTGCCTGGGCCACGCTGCTTCATGTACCGGTCGCTGCAGGCGGTGCTGGTATGAGCATCACCTTGCGCCCCTACCAGACCACGCTGGTCGAGCGCACGCGCGCCAACTTCATCGTGGGCAAGCGCGCCCAGCTGCTGGTGCTGCCGACCGGTGGCGGCAAGACCGTGTGCTTCTCCTACATGGCCGGCGCGGCCAGGGCGAAGGGCCTGACGGTCTGGATCCTGGCGCACCGGGTCGAGCTGCTCGAGCAGATCTCCAAGACCCTGCGCGACTTCGGCATCGCGCACGGCATGATCGCGCCGGGCTATCTGGGCGATCGTCGGCAGCCGGTGCAGGTCGCCTCGGTGTTCACGCTGGCGCGCCGGCTGGATCGCTACACGGCGCCGGACCTGATCATCGTCGACGAGGCGCACCACGCCATCAGCAAGAGCACCTGGGGCACGGTGATCAACACCTTCCCCGAGGCCAGGCTGCTCGGCGTCACGGCCACGCCGATCCGGCTGTCGGGCGAGGGCCTGGGCGACCTGTTTCAGGTCATGGTGCAGGGGCCAACGGTGGCCGATCTGATCGAGCAGGGTGCGCTGTCGCCTTACCGGCTGTTCGCGCCGGCCGGCGTGGATCTCTCCGGCGTGCATTCCAAGATGGGCGACTTCGTGCGTGGCGAGCTGGCCGGCGCGATGGACAAGCGCTCGATTACCGGTGACGCGGTCAGCCACTACAACAAGCTGGCGCCGGGCAAGCGGGCGATCGCCTTCTGCGTCAGCGTCGAGCACGCCGAGCACGTCGCCGCCCAGTTCCGCGAGGCCGGCATCCCGGCCGCCTCGATCGATGGCGGCATGGACAAGGCGCTGCGCCAGTCGGTGCTGGCCTCATTCACGGCCGGCGACCTGCGCGTGCTGACCTCTTGCGACCTGGTGTCCGAGGGTTTCGACGTGCCGGCCATCGAGGTGGCGATACTGTTGCGACCTACGCAATCCCTGGGGCTGTATCTGCAACAGGTGGGCCGGGCGCTGCGCATTTTCCCTGGCAAGGCCGAGGCCATCATCCTGGACCACGCCGGCAACGTGAAGCGGCACGGGCTGCCCGACGAGGACCGCATCTGGTCGCTGGACGGCAAGTCCAAGAAGCGCGCGGCCAAACCCTCCGAGGTGCTTGTCAAAACCTGCCCGCAGTGTTTCGCCACGGTGGCGTCGGCGGCGACCCACTGCCTGTGCGGCCATGCGTTCGTGGCGGTGGCGCGGGTCGTCGAGCAGATCGAGGGCAATTTGGAGGAGGTCAACGTCGAGCAGGCCCGGCGCGAGGCGCGGCAGGCGCAGGGCCGGGCGCAGAGCGAGACCGACCTGGTCGCGCTGGGCAGATCACGCGGCATGAAGCGGCCCGAGCTGTGGGCGCGGCATGTCATTCGGGCACGTCACGCCAAGGAGGCACGAGCATGAAACACCAGACCCACATGAGTGAGGATGCCGCGATGATGGCCATCTTGCTGTCGATCTATGGCCTGGCCTGGCTGGTGATCGGTATCTTGGCGGGGTGGTTTTTGTGGGCACCGTGACGCTGATCGACGGCCGGCAGGTCGACAGCGCCAGCGAACCCTGGCGGGCCGAATGCGAGGCGCGCGCTGTGCTGGCGATGCCCGGCGTTGCGGCCCGGCGCGGCTACCTGGCCGACGTCAGCAAGCGGCGCGGCGAGGTGGCCGGCCAGGCGCTGGCGGATCTGGTGCGGGCGGTGTGGTCGCATCATCGCCAGCCATGACCGAGTCCGACCTGATGCGCGCTGTGATGGTGGCCCTGTCGCTGGACGGGCACCAGGTGTTTCGCGCCAATGTCGGGCTGTTCTTCACCCGCGATGGCCGGCCGATCCGCTCGGGCCTGCCGGTCGGCTTTTCTGACCTGTTCGGCTTCACGGCTGACCGGCGTCCTTTCTTCCTCGAAATCAAAACCGCGACCGGCCGGCTGCGTCCCGAGCAGGAGGCGTTCCTGGCCGCCATGCGCAAACGCGGCGCGCTGGCGACTGTGGCGCGATCGGTACAAGACGCGCGAGAAGTGTTGAGAAAATCACATCAACTACTGTGATTTTGGTATCATGACCATGGCGTGGGATAGGGTAGCTCCTGACAAGGTCGATTCATCACCGGCTTTCCCGTCGCTCCTTTTTTTGTGATGCGGCTCCTGATGAAAGCACTGCATGAACCACCTTGAAGCCTTCCGCGACGCGATCGCCGCGGCAGGGCTGACGCCACCCGGCGAGATCCTGGACGATGGCACGCGCCACCGCTTCAGCTCCAACGGCCGCAAGGGCGACGAGTCCGGCTGGTACATCCTCTACGGCGACGACAGCCCGGCCGGCGCCTTTGGCTGCTGGCGCGCAAGCCTGACCGTCAACTGGAAGCACGACGCACCCAAGCGCGAATACACGCCCGAGGAGCGCGCGGCCTGGAAACAGCGCAAGCAGGACATTGAGCGCCAGCGTGAGCAGGAGCGCGCCGAGGCCACCGCCCAGGCTGCTGCCACCGCGGCCGACCTGTGGGCGCGCGCCGAGCCGGCCCCGCATGACTACCTGGCGCGCAAGCAGATCGACGGCCTGGGCTGCAGGGTGATGCCAGGCCGGTACCCAAAAGATCACCCCACGGAGGGCCAGCCGACGCAGGTGCTGCTGATCCCGATGAAGCAGTCGGCGCGCGAGCTG